TAATTTCTTCTAATACTGGAGTTTCTTGTGTTTCAGCTTCCGGTTGTACTTCTTCTTGTTCTTGTGTGGGCTCGGCATCTTCAGACTCTGCAACCACTCCGCTGTCGTCAGCGTTATCTTCTTTAACTTCATCTTGTTTTGGTTCTGGTGGTTTACTTAAATCTACTTTAACAACATTATCGTCTCCAGCAGATTCAAATTTACTTTCTTCAACTTGTTCAGTCGTTTCCTGTTTAGTCTCTTCGACTACTTTTTCATTTTCTTCTTCCATAATATAATATAATAATAGTTAATAATTTATCTAGGATCAAACACGCCTAAATCAAATCCTCCGCCTAGTATATCATTACCTGCGGACTCAAAGTTTTTAGGTGGTTTACCACTATTTCTTTGGTCTATAAGCTCGCTTTGTTGAGAGGCTTGTATTCTAGTCCTTTCGTCTTTACGATCTTCTTTTTCTTTTTCTTTTGATTTTTGCCCATCAACCTCAACGCCCTTAAGCTGCATGTTCATCTCAAACTCTAATTGCATTAGTTCTTTTTTCATCTGAACCTCTTGCATCATTCTTTGAGACTCCAACTGAGCTTTAACTTGTTCTAACTGCGCTTGGCTCTGTGTTAGTGCTTCATTTTTTTGAACCTCGCTTTGAGCAGCGGCCTGAGCAGCCTGTTGGTTCATTTGACTTTGCATCTGCATGTTTTGTTGTTGCAAGGCTTGGTCTTTGTCTAGCTTTTTCTTTCTACGTATTTTGAGAAGTTGATTTGCTAGTTTAACGTTTTTAATATCCCTAATATCAATTGCATCAGCTAGTTCAATTATCTGTTGTTGTAAAGCCATTTGAATGTTGTTCTCCAACATCATTTTTTCTTCTTCGTCTGGTTGTAGCTCTATAAAAATACCAAAATCATAAAGATGTAAATCTTGCAACTCCTCTAACACAGCTGCGTTATGAACACCAATAGCTTGTATAAAAGCATCTTTAGCTGGAGAGTATTCTATAATATCAGATATTCTAAGCGATAAACACTCTGCGGTTTCAGCTGTTAAATATAAACCAGCTTGTAGTATATGCCTAGTTGCTGTGTTTGAATTTGCCGCCGCTAGCTTCTGAACACCAACTAAAGCGTTTTTATCTGGAGTGCTACCATCTCTAGCTTCGTTAAGTCCAGTTACATCTCTTATCATTTGTAAATAGTAATTGTAGTTACCAATAAGAGCTTGCATTTTGTTACCACCAGAACCCGATGTAATTTCTTGAATAGGTACTTTACCTGGGTTCATGTCACCTTCTGACGTGAAGCTCCGTCCAATTACCGAACCAGTTTGAAAAAACATATTTAATGCTTCTTGCGGATTGTAGTTTGTTCCATTACCTAAATCAACCTCAGCTAAACCGTCGGCATCTAAATAAACACCATCTGGAACCATTCTAGATAACACTTGTTGAAGTTTTAAGTGTGTTAATTGAATCATGTCAGCAAAACCAGTAATTCTACTAACTAATGATTCTATGCGACCCTCGTACATTCTAGGCGCTACAATAGCGTAGTTCATTTTTACTTTAGTAAAATCGCTTTTAGGACGCATCATATTTTTAGCCATTTCCCATTTAAGTAACTTATCTGTACCTAAAATCATAGCACCATCATACAAGCACTCTATAGACCTTAACATTCTACCAAAGCCACCTTCCATATCTTCTGGTGGATTAAATGAATCGTCTTTAGGAATAATCTTATCTCCTCCAGTTGCTGTCTCTTTAGTTTTATAAACCTCATTCATATAGGTTTTGTAGTTAAAGTACAAAACTTGAATCGTATTATTATCTTCTTTGTCGTAAGTATGTCTAGAGTTATAGTTAGATCTGTTGTTGGATTTGTTTTTCATTATATCTTCAAGATCACTTTCGGATAAATGAGGAAATTGTTTTGCCAACTCGTTTACGGGAATAGTCTTTACTTCACCAACGTAATAAATATCATCAAAATAAGGAGAGTCAGTATGAGAGTAAACCAAGCTAGCTGGATCAACGTAATCTACAACAGCACCCTCTGATGTATTAAAACTAGTTTTCACCGCGCCTATTCCTAGCACTGTGAGATCATAATAAAAACGCTTTTTTGTAAGCTCGTATTTACTGCCTTCTAAAAGAGTGTTAATAGCTTGTTCCTCTGCAATTTCAATAGATTGTTTATAAGTTAATTGCATGTGAAGTTCAAGTTCCTCATTGCTTTCTGGTAGTTCTTGTATTGCACTCTCTCTAACGTCTAACTGTAATTGTTGCTTAACAGCCTCGTTAAATTCCTTAAGTCTCATGTCTTTTAATATAGACTCCATATACTCGGTTCTTTTAGAAACACCGTGTGGGTCTTGCGAGTAAGCCTTAACGTCATAAGTTCTTTCAGCAATACCGTTCACAACAATGTCAACAAACTTGGGTATAATTGGAACTGGCTTCCAGTCTAAATTTAAATAGGACAAATCACCATTTATAGATAACTCATCCTTATATTTCTGTATAGACTGCTCACCTCTAGCATACAGTCTTAAGTTGTGGAAATTGTTTTTATTAGTTTTATGTCTATTAAAACCTTTATCGTCGTTAAACCACTCTTGTTCTATCGCTTTACCTACTTTCAAACCATAATCATAGCTTAGCTTTTCAGCATCGCTAACTGTTTGACTCGGAAAATAACTTTTAATGCCAGACTCTGCCATATTTATTATTTGATTATTTGTGAATTACTTCCAGTATTACTATACTTAGAAATGTTTATATTTAGTGGTTGTTTTTCAACCTTAGCATTTGGTCTATATAAATGTCTATTGTTAGCCATAACAGCTAAACCAGAGCTTATTGACGCATCATGCTTTGTTCTTTTGTTTATATCAAACTTTGCCCAATCGTTTAGTAGTTCATTGAAATACAAATCACCAAACGTTCCATCTTGCTTGATTCCAACGTGATCTTGTATGTACATTTCAATTGCTGCGGCGTGAGCCTGCTTAATGTCTTCTGAGGAATTAGGTATACCACCAACCTCTTTTTCTGCAACAGATAATTTGTTCCAGACTTTATCTGGTCTATTCATACTAAACCCTCTATATCCTCTACGTCTCAGGTAATACAAGAGACGAGGTTTATTGTTCTCTGCGAGTATAGGCATCCCATAAAATACTAAAGCCATTAGAACGTCCTCAAAGAACATCTCAGCCGTTGGTGGTCTTGACAAGTATTCTAAAAAGAAACTGTTAGCCGGAGCATCTTCCATGCTAAACCTAGTTAAACCGTGTAAAGCTCCTTTCGATCCAACTCCATCCACCGTACCTGATATATCGTAACTATCACAACCAAAGGCTCCCATGTGTTCGTTACCAGGGTATTTAATACCATTTTTAAGTACTACTCTATTTTGTAATTGCTGAGGTGGAACCCAACTAACTTTAAATCTTCCTTTTGGATCTGGATAAAATATAACTTGAGAATCTTTAATTCCATTCACCCATTGAAAATTACCAGTTGTAATTCCTAAAGTTCTAGACATCTCCTCGTTATAATCTATCTGTTCGTATATTTTAACTAGATTAAATATACTATTTTTAGTCTCATCTCTAAAAGCGTGTTCTGTAGTTCTTGGAAACTGGCGATAGAACTCGTTTAAAGCGTCTTGATCATCTTTTAAACCATCTACTTCGTTTTGCCAGTTATCTATTACACCTACGTCTATTAATTCACCGTCTGGTGTGAGTCTATCGATATCAGGAGTAGTAAAGACTGGAATTCCATACTCGTCAATAAATCCTTCGTAGTTCCACTCCATTGGGATAAACAAAGAGTATAAGCCAGACTTTGTCTGACCATTTCTATTTCTTCTCGTGACATCTGAGGCATTATATAATTTTTTAAAGTTTTCTCCACCCTTATCTAAAGCATTTGAAGTGCTACCCATCATGCATTTACCAATAATTCTAGAACCTAATCGTAAACATGTTTTTGTAACCCTCCAGTTATTTAAAATATTATCGGGTCTCTCCCATTTACCAGATTCATCATGAACTAGTAACGCTAGTTTCTCACCATCATAACTATTGTCTCCAGTGTTTTTCCAGTCAATCGTCGTGTCCAAACCTTCAATGTCCTCCATACCATCCGTGGCTGACATCTTTTTTCTTGTAAACTTACTAGCAGGTACTCTATAAGCAAGTTCAGATTTAGGACGATCCATACCATCCTGGATAGGTTTAAAAAAGAAAGGATAATTAATTGATATAGGAACAACTTTGTCCGTAAACATCTTTTTTGCATCTGATCCAGTTTTAGATAATATACCAAATCTACTATCACTCGCAAGAGTGGCTAAATTAACCGTTTCTGCTGATGACATAAAAGAAAATCCAGAACGTCTATTTTTAAGGTAGCACATTCCGTAACATCTTTTGTCTGCTTTGCAGGCTTCCCAGAATATGTAAAATAATCTGTTTGCCTCTCTAAAATCTGGAGCGCCAACGTCAATTTTACTCCATTGTAAGTACATGTACTGCGTACCTGTTACCCAGGTTGGTTTACCATTATTCGTGAACCAGAATCCTTCTTCCCTTCTTCTGAACTCTTCGTCTATATAATCGTACCATTTTTCTTTACTGCTTTCCGGATAGTTTCTCCAATCGAATATATTTTTAATTCT